ATTTTTTGTATATCCGAAAACGGGCAGGAGCAGGCGAATCTTGCCGAGGACGCTCGAGCCCTGACAGATTCAGACAAGGCACCTGGCATAGCGCCCCGATTGGAAACTGCGACATTGGGGGGCGGGAGCTACGGGCACCAAGTTGCGAGGGTCGCCAAGGAATTGTTGGGCGTCGACCTGATGCCGTGGCAGCTGCACGCGCTCAACGGCCAGCTCGAGCACGACGACGAAGGCAATCTGATCCGCCGGCGGTCTTTGGTGTCGGTCGCTCGGCAGAACGGCAAGACCATGGCATTGAAGGCCCTGATCCTGTGGGCCTTGACCGAGGAACCGAAGCGCCGGGGCGGGCCAATCATGCTGATCAGCACCGCGCACCAGCTTGACCTGGCTGTTGAAATCTTTGAGGCCCTGGCACCAATCCTCGACAAGGAGTTCGGGGCCAAAGTCAAGTGGAGCTACGGCCGCAACGAAGTGATCATGCCTGACGGCACCCGGTGGCTGGTGCAGGCCGCGACCCCCAAGGCGTTCCACGGTTTGTCCCCGACGTATGTCATTGCCGACGAGGTTTGGGCAATCAGCCGTGACGTTCTGCTCAACGGTGCTTTGCCTTCTCAACGGGCGATGAAGTCACCGCTGTTGTCGTGCTGGTCAACGGCCGGCACCGAGGATTCTCTTGCCATGCTGCAGATGCGCGAAGAGGGTGTGCGCGCAATTGACGAGGGTCGCATCACAAAGCTCTACATGGCCGAATGGTCCGTGCCCCCGGGAATCGACCCGATGACCTCGCCCGATTTGTGGAAAATGGCCAACCCCGCGCTGGGCTACACGCTCGAGCCAGACGTACTGGCCGACGAGGCCGAACAGGTCGACAAAGGTGCATTTCTACGCGCATCCCTGAACGTCTGGATCAGTGCAGAAGGATCGTGGCTTCCCCCTGGCACGTTCGACCGGCTCAAAGTTGAACAGATCCCCGCCGGCGGCGTGCTGGCCGTCGATTCGTCAATGGATGAATCGCTTTACTGCGGCGTAAGGGCGCAGCGCGTCGACGGTGAACTCATTGCAGTCACCGTGGAGTTTCTTGCTGACTCTCTGGCCAATTGTTGGAAGGCGGTGACTGAAGCAGCTGCAACTTGCGACAAGGTCGCGCTTACGCCGTCCCTGTTTGCCTTGGCCCCGACTGAATTGGATCGCAAAAAGGTGCAAGTGGGCACTTCTGAGCTTTACACCCACACCGGCACGATTCGGCAGCTGATAACCGAAGGCCGGATTGTTCACACCGGCGAGGTAATGCTGTCTGAGCATGTCGGTCGAGCTGTAGGCGTCAAGTCACAACGCGGCTATACCCTCAGTTCGCAAAAGTCGTCAGGGCCGATCACACTTGCCAGGTGCCTGATCTTTGCCGCTTCACTGGTGGCGCGGCCGCAGTCCAAGGCGAAGCCTGCAATCGCATTCGGCAGGTAACATCGTCCGCGCCTATGAGCGCCGGTGCCAGCAATGGCAAGGCTCATCACCTTCCCCGCCGGCGTTCATAGGTATCAAATCGTATCTGTAGCCGTGTTCGCTTGTAATTGACTTACATGAGGGGCACCATTCAGTCATGGAGCTCTTCAAGAGGGTGAAGGCAACACCTGCCATGGCGTCGGCACCGGTGGCCGCAGCTTCCGGGGCTCCACAGCCGGGGCACTTCATTGGCTACAGCGTGGGAGCCGCAGAAGATGCCGCGCTCAGCGTCCCCACGGTGTCTAGGGCGATCTCCCTCCTTAGCACCGTGGTGGCCACGCTGAATCTCAAGTCCTACACGCTTCAGTGGACCGGGCAGGAGTACGAAGAGCTCTACGTTGAGGGCGAATCGTGGATGACGCGCCCCGATCCCAAGATCACGCGCAACTTCATAATGACCAAGACGGCCCGCGACCTTATCCTGTACGGCCGCGCCTTCTGGATGATCACCTCGCGCTACTCCACCGGCTTTCCAGCCACGTTTCAGTGGCTTCCGGCAAACCTGTGCGACACGCCTGACAACGCGCCCCCGGAATGGTTCGGTCCGGCCGACAAGGTCAACTTCAACGGCATCCCCCTGGACACTTCCCAGCTGGTGCAATTCCTGTCTGGTTCGCAGGGGATCATTTACTCAGGGCGTCGGGCAATCCAGATCGCTCTGAGGCTTGATCAGTCGGCCGAACGTTTCGCCACCAACGAGATTGCCGCCGGCTACTTGCAGCAGAAGGGCGGGGAGCCCATGAGCGGTGAGGAATTGGGCGAAATGGCCGCTGCCTGGGCGGCTAACCGGCGCACCAATGCAATCGGCGCACTCAACGAGCTGGTGTCATTCGAGTCATTCGACGTTGACCCGTCAAAGTTGCAGCTGGTGGAGGGCAGGGAATACCAGACCAAGGAGCTGTCACGGCTCATGGACATTCCCGCCTACCTGCTGGCGATTGACCAAGCAGGTTTCACGTACGCCAATGCCCAGCAAGCTAGGCAAGATTTGATCCTATTCGGTGCGCGGCCCATCCTTCACGCCATTGAAGAGCGGCTTTCAATGGACGACGTTCTTCCCCGGGGCCGTCACGTTCGGTTTGCGATTGACGAATACCTTGAGGACTTCACTCACACCGAGGAAATGCCGGCCGAAATGCCAATCGACACCGTGGAGCAGGACACATGATCAGGTTCAACGCTGACAGCACGCTTATCACCGCTGAGGCCGGGGACGGCGAGCGCCCCGCCCGCATTGCGGGGATCGCCGTGCCTTGGGACACCGTGGCGACGGTTTCAGACGGCCAGCAGGTGAGGTTTGCCCGTGGCGCGTTCGATGTTGATCAGAAGCCCGCAAAGCTGATCGAGAACCATGATCTCACTCAGCTGCGCGGCGTGGTCGACACTTTGGTGGACGGCAACGAGGGGCTTGAGTTTGAAGCCACTCTTGCCGACACCAGGGCAAGCCGTGACGCCGTCGCGCTTCTCAAGGCCGGCGCGTACGACGCCGTCAGCGTGGGCGCTCACCCCATCAAGTTTACGACCGACCCCGAAGGGGTAATGACCGTCACCGAGGCGGCGCTGGTCGAGCTCTCTTTGGTCGCCGTTCCGGCGTTCAAGGAAGCGGTGATCACTCAGGTCGCCGCAACCGTCCCCGACCCGGGTGACGAGCAGCAGGAGCAGGACACTGACAACACCGAGCAGGAGCACGAGGAAATGTCCGAGGCCAAGATCGAGGCCGAGCCCATCGAGGCCGAGGCCACCATCCCTACCAACCCCATCATTTTCGCGCAGAAGCCTGAGCTTCCGAGCGCGGTTGAGTACCTGAGCGCGTTTCTCAAGGGCGGCGTTGACTTCGACCGTATGCAGACCCGCCTTCGCGCAGCTGCCCCCGACGTGGTGACTAACGACGTCCCGGGCATCCTGCCCACCCCGATTCTCGGGCCGGTCTACAACAACTTCATCGGAAACCGTCCGGTCGTTGACGCCATTGGCGCAAGGGCCATGCCCGGTGGCGGCAAGGTGTTCATCCGTCCTGAGGTCACGACCCACACCAGCATGGGCATTCAGACCAACCAGAACGAGAACCTGACTCAGGGCACGCTGGTCGTGACTGACAACCAGGTGACGAAGAACACCTACGGCGGGTTCGTGCAGCTGAGCGAGCAGGCTGTCGACTTCACTGACCCGGCAATCCTGACCGTGCTGCTTGACGACATGGCCCGGATCTACGCCAATCAGACCGACGACGTCGCCGCTGACGCTCTGGCGACCGGTATCACCGTCACCAGAAACTTCGAGGCTGACGACGTTTTGAAGCCTGCCGTGTGGGCCGCGTGGATCGCCGGCGCTGCTCGGACGATCCTGAGCTCGGCCAACGGCAACCTGCCGACTCACATCTTCCTCAACCCTGAAAGCTGGGGTTGGCTGGTGCAGCTGAGCGACGACAGCAAGCGTCCGCTGTTCCCGCAGGTGGGTCCCATGAATGCCTTCGGCAACCTGGGCGTCACTGAGGCTGTGGGTAACGCCTTCGGGCTGTCCGTGGTCGTCGACCGCAACTTCCCCGCTGACTTCATGGCAATCGGAGACGCTTCCGGCTTCGAGATCTACGAGCAGCAGAAGGGCGCGATTCAGGCCAGCAACCCGGCCGAGCTCAGCACGACGCTGGCCTTCCGGGGGTACTTCGCAACCCTGATGATCGACTCTTCCAAGTTCGTCAAGATGGCGCTGGTCTAGTAAGCCGCTCAGCTGACTGACTGCCCATGGCTACCTATGCGATCACACACCGCCAGGTCACTGACAACTTTCTTGTTGTGGCGACCATGGAGGGGACCGACATTGGTACTGGGCAGTCAGTCACGCTGGCAGGGCTTGGAGCGACCTTAAACGGCACCTACACGGTAGTTGCGGTGCCCACCCACCTGTTTGTGGGCGTAGACGAGGAGGGCGATTTCCTTTTCGACTACGAAACGATAATTCTCAATCAGCTGATGTTTGACAAGACCCACGCGGACGTTGCGCGTGGAGCAGTCGACGGCACGCTTACCTGGACGACAACGGCAACGTGGATTACCGACGCTGACGTTGTGGCGTGGCTGGGCATCGCATCGGCAACGGCCAATGACACGGCTTTCATCACCACGGCCGTCAACGCGGCCAACGCTTACGCCTACCGCCGGCGGCGGGAAGCGGGCTATTACGACAGCCTGAGCACCGTGCCCAGTGCTGACGTCAAGCTTGGCACCATCATGTTCGCCGGCAGTCTGTACCGCGAACGCGGGTCTGTGGACTCATTCGCATCGTTCGAGCAGATGGGCACGCCGGTGGCGTTCGGGTCAAACGGCCAGATCAACCGTTTGCTGGGCGTCAATAGGTCACAGGTAGCGTGACTGCCTCCGGCATATTTGCGGACGCTCAGGGCACGCTGGTGGCGTCCCTGACGGCATTGGGCCTCAAGGTCGTCACCGACGTGCGGAATGCGCGTCCGATCACCGTCCTGGTCGACCCGCCGACGTTCACCTGCTTCAACAACAACATTGCCGAGATTGAGTTCGGTTTGAAGGTGCTTGCCGCGCCGCCTGGTAACAGTGACGCGGTTGATTACCTGATCACGACCGCTGACACAATTATGAACAGCGGCATCAGCCTCATTCGGGGAATCCCGGGTGTTATGCAAATCGGTGGGCAAGAAGTCCCCACTTATGACCTGACAGTTCGGGTCGGAACCCAAAGGAGCTAGCCGTCATGGCAACGACTTACCTTTCACAGCCGGCGTCGCTGACCATCGGCGGCGTGCAGCTGGCAGACCAGTGTTCAGCAGTGAGCCTGACCTTGGGCGAGAATCCCCTTGTGTCGACCGCGTTCGGCGATGGTGGCGAGCGGATGGTCGGGGGCCTGCAGACCGTCGAGGGCACCATCACCCTTTACGTGGATTACGGCGCAAACAGCGTCGAGGCGACCGTCGCGGCCGAGCTGGGAGAGGGTGACAGTGAGATCGTCATTCGGAAGGACGCTGGGTCACCGAGCGCGTCTAATCCCGAGTGGACGATCAGCAACACCATGATCGCCAACTACCCTGTGACCTACACCGTGGGCGAGCTGCAGGTGATGGAAGTGGCGTTCTCTGGCGGCACCTGGGTGCGCGACGTCACGACCTAAACAATCCAAAGGGGTAAACGATGGGTGATTCAGCAGCAGTAAACGGGAACATTGCCTTCACTACAAAGACAGGTTCCTACGTCGTGGACATTGCGGGCATCAAGAACACCGTGGCGTTCGAGCGTCATTTCAATGTTTCCGCCCAGGTGCTGCAAATGGCACCCCGGCTGGAATACATCGCATTCATGGCGTGGAGTGCGGCACGGTCCAAGGATCTGCCCGTTGCAGATACGTTTGACGGATTCCTTGACGAAGTCGAGGATCTGGAAGTGATTGACGACGGCAAGCCTGCCGACTCAAATCCTACGGACGGGGGTCAGTCAGCCGAGCTCTAGCCCTGGTGCTAGTGCAAACAGGCTTCTGGCCCCCGGATGTACCCTTCACAGTGAAAGACCTCAACACGGTCTTGGAAATCATCAGAGAAAGCCAACGCTGATGCCGGCGACAGTCAAGACCGAGATTGTGGGCGTGAAGGAAACAATCAAGGCCCTGCGCCGCGTTGACCCTGAGTTCCGCAAGGAGTTCAACAAAGCCGCCAAGGACGTCGTCGCGCCTATGGTGTCCGAGGCCAAGGGGCTTTATCCGAAGCTCCCGCTTTCGGGCATGGCGCGATCATGGACGCCTAAGGCGTTTTCAATCTTCCCTTGGCAGCTCAACAAGGTGAAGACCGGCGTCAAGGTCAAGACGTCAACGCGCCGGGATAAGAACGCCGTCTTGTATGTGTCCCAGGGCACGCCTTCCGCAGTGGTGTTTGAAACCGTCAGCAATAACAAGCCGCTGGGCATCAACATCAGGGCACGGCACGACCGCGTTCTGTGGCCGCTGGCTGAAAAGCACGCGCCACGAATTAACAGGGGCATCGAGCAGCTGGTGCGCGAGGCTGAAAAGACCGTTCAGGGATTGGTGGACTAATGGCAATCACAATCCCCATCCTCACCGACTTCAACGGGCAGGGCATTGACCGCGGCATCGCAAAGTTCAAGCAGCTCGAGGGCACCGGGGCCAAGGCTGGGTATGCGATCAAGAAGGCGGCACTGCCCGCCGGCGTTGCAGTCGCTGCCTTGGGCGCTGCTGCCTTTGATGCAGTCAAGGGCGCAATGGCTGACCAGGCGGCTCAGGAGCAGCTGGCCCGCACCTTGGAGAGCAGCACCAAGGCCACCCGGGGCCAAGTTGCGGCAGTCGAGGATTACATCACCCAAACGTCAATGGCCGCTGCAGTTTCCGACGAAGAATTGCGGCCCGCCCTGGCGACTCTGGCGCGAGGCACGGGCGACCTAGAAAAGGCACAGAAGGGGCTGGGGCTTGCCCTGGACATTGCCGCCGGCACGGGTAAGCCGCTTGCCAAGGTGTCCGAAGCCTTGAGCAAGGCATACGCTGGGAACCTCAAGGGCCTTACGTCGCTGGATCCGCGCATGAAAGCGCTTATCAAGGATGGGGCCACGGCCGAGGAAGCCATTGCCCTGTTGTCCAAGACTTTCAAGGGTGACGCTGCAGCTGCGGCCGACACGGCACAGGGCAAGTTCAAGAGCCTGGGCATTGCGCTTGATGAGACCAAGGAAAGCGTGGGCGCTGCCCTGCTGCCTGCCATTGAGGCGATTCTCGGGCCGTTGCAGGCGTTCGGGGCATGGGCGCAGCGGAATCCCAAGGTGTTCCTGGCGCTGGCTGGCGCAATCGGCGCGGTGGCCACGGCGGTGCTGGCGATCAACGCGGCCATGAAGGTGGCGGGCGCGATTGCCCTGTTGACCAATCCCATTGGCCTGATCATCGTTGCCGTTGCAGCTCTCACCGCTGGCGTCATTCTGCTCTACAAGAAGTCCGAAACCTTCCGCGACATTGTCCAGGGCGTTTGGGCGGCTGTAAAGAAGGCTGTAAAGGTCGTGGTTGACTATTTCGACGGGCCGGTAAAAGCCGCGTTTGACCTGATCAGCGGGGCGATTTCGGCCATTGTTTCGCTGGTCAAGGGCGACTTCTCTGGCGTGTGGGACGGGCTAAAGCAGGCCGCTGGTGGGGTCTTGGACGGCATCAAGGAAACGTTGCTTGCGTTCCCGCTGAAAATCGCCACTGCTGTGCTCGACATTGGCAAGTCGATTGTCAGCGGCATTGCCAGCGGCGTGAGCGACCTGGCAACAAAGGTATGGGACAAGATCAGCCTTCTGCCAGCTGCGCTCATTCTCAAGATCAAGGATTGGGTCGAAGGGCTCGGAAACATTGGCAGTCGAGTCATTACCTACATCGTCAATGGCGTCACCAGTTTGTCGACTGCGATTTGGGAGAAGATCGACGGCTTTGCTGCTGCTTTGGTCACGAAAGTCGTCGGAATCGCCAAGGACATCAAGGAAATCGGATCCAAGATCATTGGTTACATCGGCGACGGGCTTGAGGCCGGCGCGACTGCTTTGGCCAACATCGTGAAGGGCGCTATCAACGTCGTGATTGACGCGCTCAATGTTGGAGTCAGCGCGATCAATAAGGCCATTGGCGGGATCAACAAGGTCAACCCGTTTGACGACATTCCCAGCGTGCCCAAGATCCCAAGGCTGGCAAAGGGCGGGATCGTTACCCAGCCCACGCTGGCACTGATTGGCGAAGCTGGTCCCGAGGCCGTCGTCCCGCTGAACCGCGCCGGCGGCATGGGCGGCATCACCATCAACATCGAGGCGGGGCTTGTGTCCACGCCTGACCAGGTGGGCCAGCAGATCATTGAGGCCATTCAGAGGGCGCAGCGGCGCAGCGGCCCGGTGTTCGCTTCAGCATGAGTGCGCCGACCCTCCAGATCCTTGTGGGCTTTGAGCAGACGGCCAACTTTGGAACGCCGTTTCAGTTGGACAGCGCGACCTTGGGCCTGCTCAACACCGGCACGCTAGGCGGGACGCAGCTGGTTGACGTCACCAGCATGGGCGAAAGGGTGACGATTACCAGGGGACGTAACCGGGAAACCGAGCAGTTCAACGCCGGCACGGCCACGGTCGTGTTTGACGACCCGACGCGCATCTTTGACCCGCTGAACGATGCGTCACCGTATTACCCGTTTGTGGGACCGAGAAACCCGATCATTATCTCGGCCAACGGCATTCCCATTTACAGCGGCCTGGTCACTGATTGGGATCTTGACTATGGGTTTACGACGTCTGCAAACAAGACTTCCGTGCAATGTTCAGACGCCTTTACCGTCTTTGCCAACCAAAGCTTTGACGAATGGACGCCGACGGCTCAATCATCGGGCGCCCGCGTGAACGCCGTGCTTGCCCGTCCAGAAGTGAGTTACCAAGGCGCTAGGGCTATCTCAACGGGTAGCAGCACGTTGGGCGCCTACCTCATTGAAGCCGGCGGAAACGTATTGCAGTACCTGCAAAACGTGAGCGCATCAGAGCAAGGCTATTTGTTCATGTCGTCTGGCGGCACCCTGACATTTAGGAGCAGAGCTGACGCGCTCAACCCCGTCCCGGTCCTCGACTTCAACGACGACGGCACCGGCATCCGGTACCAGAGCCTTACTAACGCCTACGGCGATGAGCTGCTGTTCAATTATGTACAAACGCAGTCGCCAGCGGGCGCGGTACAGATTGCTTCAGACGTCAATTCAATCGCCCTGTACCAATCGCAGAGTTATTCCAAACTGGATCTGTTGAACAGCACGACAGCAGAGGTAGCGGGGCTCGGCAACTACCTGCTTGGCCGCTACAAGGATCCCCAGGTGCGTTTTACTGGCATCGGCACGCAGCTGGCCGCATTGTCCCAAGCGGAGCAAGAGGCGTGCCTAGATGTTGACCTCACAGACATTGTGGCCGTGGGTAAGACCTTTGACACGGGCAACCCCGCGCACGTGACGCAAACGCTCATAACCTCGGGCGTATCGCATGAGATTTCACCGGGAAGCCATGTCATACGCTTTACTTTTGAAAGCACGGACGGCAACGCATACTTGACACTAGACGCCGACCCGCTGGGCAAGCTCGACACAAACCTCTTGGCGTTCTAAGGAGCACGTATGTCAATCAACCCCAACACCACGTTTACCTCTGGCGCGATTCTCACTGCCGCTCAGATGAACCGCCTGCCGTGGGGCATCGTCGCTTACGCTGAAAGGACGTCAACGGTTACGGTGAACACCGGCACGTCGGACATAACTGGGTGCTCAGTTACGTTCACGGCCAATGCGACTAGGTACTACCGCATCACCGGCGCGACGTTGATGAACAGCAATCATGGCGCTGCCCAGGACATTGACTTTCGCATTGCGGTTGACGGCACGGCCCAGCGGGTTTTTGGCAACACCCTGTTTGCAAACCCCGGCCCCGGCGACCGAATGCAGTTCTGCGTCAGCTACATCACGACGCTCACGGCCGGTTCGCGCACCATCAAGCTGCAGGGCGCTTTTTCCGCCGGGGGCAGCAACACCTTTGACGCCAGCTCTACGAACCCGTCGTTCATCCTCATTGAGGACATTGGTGAGGCATGAGTCCGGAGGATGCAACCACGATTAGCCAAGCGATACGTGAATTGCGGGATGCGGTGGCGACCGTGGAGAACCTTCAGCGGGAGGCCAATCACCGCCTGGGCAAGCTTGAAGGGCGCGTGTTCGAAATCGAGCTCTGGCGTGCCCGACTGCAGGGCGCAGCTGCAACCAGCCGCGTCGTCTGGCTTCTGGCCGGCGGCGCAATCACCGGCGTGGCAGTCGGCATCATCAACAACACTTAGGGGACGTCGTGATCAGCAACGGGCAGGCAACGCTACGGAAGGCAGGGCACTACCTCGGGGCGCAGGAGGGTGCCAAGCCAAACCGTTCTGGCGATCCTATCGTTGACGAGTGTCAGGAGATGTACGGCCTGCTGGGTGTGCCCTGGTGCGCGTGTTTTGTCGGGTACGTCATTGACAAGTCCGAAGCCTCTGCGCAATACAAGAAGGACGCTAAGGCCGTCGTGCATCCGTCTACGGCCGAGATGGTCGCCCGAGCTCGCCGGAAGGGCTGGTACGGCCCGCATGGGAAGAACACCAAGCCGGGTGATCTGTTCATCATTGACGGCTTGCATGTTGGGTTTGTCAACGCGCTCAACAAGGACGGCACGTTTCAGACCATCGAGGGCAACGCCAGCAATGGCGTGCGAAGCCTCACCCGGGCATGGTCGGACGGCTGGCAGGTGATCAGCATTCCCGGCGTCGGCAACCCCGGGCCTGCGGCCGTGGTCGACGGCTACGGGTTCGACGACACCAGCGTGAAGATTTACGGCGGCTGGCCGACCCCCCAGGCGCGTGATCAGCAGTTGCGAAAGTTTGCCGCGGCCAATCCCACGTACTGGACTCAGGCCGTCAGGGTGCAGGCCAACAGCAAGTACGCCTTCCGCGCCGGCCCTCAGGGAACGTGGGACCGCTGGACGTTTGGCCCTTGGCTTCACAACACTGGCAAGCAGACGCGGGATGAGCAGATGAAGAAGTGGAGCGAGAAGCACAAGGCCACGGCTCGCCCGTGGAAGAAGTCCTACAAGGAAGCGTGAGCCATGCCGCCTGAGATCGTCCCGCCCAGCACTGTCGTGATTGAGCCGCCGCCGGCCGAGCCCACCGACTACGACGAAAAGCAGGAGAAGCCCGAGTGATCCCGAAAGTGGGACCGTCGACAATCGCAATCCTGACCGCCGCCGTTGTGGTCATGATCGCTTTCGTCGATACGTTCGTGGAAGGGAACCCGAGCGTGACGCTCGCCGCCATTAGCGCAGCTCTGACCGCCCTGCTGGGCGTGCTGCGGTCGTGGCAGTCCGTTTCAGCAAATGGGGAGAGGGCATTATCCGACGTTCAATCGCCGCCTGGGGATTCCTGATTGCAGCATTGCTGCTGGTCGGGTCCATTGAGGCAGACGCAGCACCATGCCAAGCCCACCAGGGCAAGGCCAAAACAGACTGCATCAAGCAGGCAAAGCGGGATCGCATGGCATGGCCCCCCAAGCCGTCCGAATCTGAAATCCGCCGGCGAATTGGCACCGTGCAGTGGCGCAAGGCCGAACGCGTGGCAGTGTGCGAAACCGGGGCCAATTGGCAGCATTACCCCCACGGCACCTACATCGGGGGCATGGGCATGTACCGGCGCACCTACGGCATCGGGCAAGCCGTCACCGGCTACCGCTGGCCGTCCGAGGGCGCTACCAAGGCTGAGCAGATCGCAGTCGCGCACATCGTCGCGCAGCGGTTTGGATGGTCCGCGTGGGGCTGTGGGTCCGCGTGAGGCTGTAGCCTGCCGCGAGCAGTACGAAAGGGGAGAGAATGAAGTGTCCACACTGTGGGCACCCCGACGGCATCCACGCGGGGCCGGGGGCTCAGACGCTTACGCCGGGAACCTGCAGGTGCAACCCGCCCGACACGCCATGCCCATGCCCGGGGTGGCGTTACTGGTTGAAGGGCGACGAATGGCAGCAGGAGCTGCAGTTTGAGCAGGACCGAGTCGATAAGCATTTCGGCAAAGAAATGTCGACTCTTTGGGAGTACGACGACTAGCCAGGGGGAACGATGCAGCAGATGACGATTGCGGAGCTCCACGCTTTGCTCAACGAGGTCGACCAGGCAGCACCAAGGGATTGGAAGGAAATCGCCGGCCGCGCCATGGAATACCTAATTGGCCGGGGCGAGGACTTCACCGCCGACGACCTGCAGGCGCTGCTCGAGGGCGTGGGCGCTGAGCCCATTCAGCCCAACCGAGTGGGCGCACTGTTCAACGTCTACAGCCGCCGGGGGCTCATTACGTTCGCCGGCCGATTCACTCACTCCAAGCGGTACACATCGCATCGCAGGATGCTGAGGGTTTGGAGGGCATCGTGAGCGAGGACAAGCCAATGGCCGAGGTCGTGGCGCTGCCGGTGCTCGGGAGTAGGGCCGAGCGCGTGGAAGCCCTCAGATCGCTTCTCAGCGCGTGGTGGGAGCCACCCGAGGACTTGATCGACACCTTGCCCAAGGCGGGCATGCAGCTGCGCTACCTGTCCCACGTGTGGGTGTCCAGGGCGTTTAGCGAGATTGACCCCGAATGGTGGTGGGAGCCAATGGTCCACCTCGAGCACGGGCAACCGGTAGTCGAGCGTGACAGTCAAGGGCAGCCGGTGGGCCTTTGGATTTGGTTGCACCTGTGCGGGACCAAGATCCCCGGCTACGGCTCAGTCGAACCCGGCAAGCGTGATGCGATTAAGGAGCTGATCGGGGATGCGCTGCGAAACGCGGGCATGAGGCGTGGGGTGGCGGGCAGTCTGTGGACGAAAGAGAAGCCCAGCAAGAAGGCACCGCGCAAGAAGGAGCCACTGCCGGCCGCTGTTGAGCGGAACCTCGAGCACCTGCGCGACCAGGTGGACCCGCCGGCAGACGATGCCGCGCACCACGAGAAGCAGGCGGGCAAGGATCTGTACGACCGGCTTTGTTCCGAGTACGACAAGGAGATCGTCAACGGGGCACTGGCGACCCACAAGGTGTCCACGTTCAGCGAGCTCACCCCGGCCAAGGGCGCAGTGATCGAGGCATCGCTCAAGGCCCGGGCGCGTCTGGTCAAGGAGGAGGAGGACCGGGCCAAGCAGCTGGCTAGGGAGCAGGCCGATGCCAACCGCTCAGAATGAGGCCGCGTTTCAGTCGCAGATCGTGCAGCTGGCAATAACGCTGGGCTGGTACGTGCATCACACCCGGCCGGCAAAACAGGGCGACCGTTGGCTCACGCCTGTCACTGGCAACGTGGGATTCCCTGACCTGGTCATGGCGCATGAGAAGCGGGGCGTGCTGTTCGCTGAGCTCAAGACTGACAAGGGCGCAGTGAGCGATGAGCAATACAAGTGGGGGCGCAAGATCAGAGACGGCGGCGGCGAGTGGCGCATCTGGCGACCTAAGGACTGGCCCGAGATCGAGAAGCGATTGGGGGCTAAGCAATGATCATCCACGGCCCGAGGCCGACCCGGGACTTCACGGTGCTGCCTAACCGCGTGATCCGCGACGATCACCTGTCTTACCGTGCGCGTGGCCTGCTGTGTTACCTCCTGTCGATGCCACCCGACTGGGAGATCAGCAGCTCACGGCTGGCACTGATCAGCGGCGAGGGCAGGGATGCCATTCGCACCGCACTGCGGGAGCTAATCCAAGTGGGGTATATGGAGTTGCAGAAGCATCAGGGTGCAGGCGGGCACTGGCAGTCCCACTACCTGGTCACTGCAACGCCTTGGTACTTCCAGCCTGAGCCTGTGGATAACTCAGGGGAGCCTGTGGATAACTCAGCTACCGGAGCCTGAGAAACCGGCGCCGGAAAGTCAGGCGCTATTAGTAAGGACTATAAGACTAAAGACTAAAAGAAGTAGGAGCATGGCCAAGACGCGCAAGGACCTGGCATCACGTGAGTACCGCGCAAAGCGGCAGAGGTTCCTGACCGAATGGGATGGCCCCTGCTTCTGGTGCAAGCGGGCCAAGGCAGTAGAGCTAGACCATGTCATTCCCGTTGACGCCGGCATCGACCCCACTGATGAGGCCAACTGGGTAGGCAGCTGCAAGAAGTGCAACGCCAGACGCGGGGCCGAATACCTGGCCAAACGTCGAGCCAATCAGGTCGCTGCAAGGTCAAAAGCAGTGAAAGATTCGCCGGCTTTTTTTGAAACCGAAACGACGTTGACCCCGACCCCAGTTTTCTGTATATCCGAAAACGGGCAGGAGCAGGCGAATCTTGCCGAGGACGCTCGAGCCCTGACAGATTCAGACAAGGCACTTGGCATAGCGCCCCGATTGGAAACTGCGACATTGGGGGGCGGGA